TCATCATATCCAATACACTCTTTTTCAACTAAAAAATCTAAAACTTTATTTAAAATCTAAATATTTTTTTTATTATCTTTAATTCCAATATATTTTAATAAATCTTCCCTCTTCCCCCTAAAAGCTCCAAAAGGAGATGCGGCAACTGCTAAAAATATATAAAACTCATATTCTTCATAACTTAAACTTTCTAAAGTAATAAATATATCTTTTGTTTCTTGATAAATAGTTAAAGCCCTTGTATCTTCAATTATTTGATAACGAACTCCATCTTTTGTTACACATTTAACTAAATCAATATTATATTTCTTTTTAATTGCTTCTGCCGTTCTTTTAAAATTCTTCTTAATACTATTCTAACTATATCCAAACATTTCTACAATTTCTTCAATAGTCATTAACTCTTTTATATCCATGCGGCAACCTCCGTTATAATACCCGCTTAGACGAGTTCTGCGCTTCTTCCATCTCAATCATCACAGGATCTCTGAAATTTCCATTTTCAATATCAGGAGCTTGATCCACTGCCTCTCTAATGTAAGAAATACAATTTTCCAACCTTTTCCGCATCATCAATAGAAAAAAGGCAATTTTTATCCATCAAAAATACTCCCGCGGCACCCTTATCTTCTAAAATATCCCCAATTATTTCTGCAGTCTACCGCACCGCAGCTAAATTCATCATGGGAGCTCCATATTCATCTGTTTTAACATAAAACAATAATACATCTCCAGCTTTTGGACTTAATTTTTGAATACTTGAAATAATTTCATTTTGATCAGTCGTTATAGATGTCATCTTCTCCGTCATCATTGCCATAATTCCCTTCCCCATTATTTAATGTTTCATCATCTTCTCCCCAATTTTGCCTAAACATTACTTCAAGATCATCTACCGCTTTTCCCGCCGCAGACTTTAAAGTCTTTTTATATCCAGGAATTATTTTCATCATTTTTCGTCTTTCCGCCCTATTCATTTTAAATCATCTCCCCAACAATACTACTCAATTGCATTTTTAAACTAATTGTATGACTTGTCTTTTGTTTCAATTAATATTTTTAATTCTTTTACTTTTTCTTCGATCTGATTTACTCTATAATTAACAACTTCTGTCCAAAAAATTTCGCAAATAATAAATATAATTAATATCAATGTTATAGTTTCCATACTAAAATTATGCGGGGGAGCCGTTATTATCTTCTTTAGACTGGTCCTCCGTTTCCTCCTCTTTTTCTTCATATTTTATTGCATCCACAATATTAATTCTTTTTTTGGGATATAATTCATCAGTAAATGGTCTTTGTAACATACGTTGCTGCCCTTTCCGCCATGGCACACTACACATACCATTCTAATCTATCCCAACTACCTCAGATTTTATACAAAAATTATCTTTATAATATGGACATTGAGATAATTTACATCTTACAATCATTCTTTATTCTCTTCTTTTGGCGGATTAGTATTTAAAATTTTCTTTGCTTCTTTCACTTTATCAATTAATACACCAAAAGAAACATTTCCTTCATCATCTGAAAATGCGGCAACCCCCGCCACAGAATCAATTTGACTAGCTAACTTCTGCGCAGCTGCTTCAGTTTTTTCACCATGCGGAAATACAACAGCAAAAAGTTCATTTTCCAGCATTTTTCTTGCATATTCTAATTCTTTCTAATTATTCATACTTAAACACTCCTTTTTATTTTATATATTCATTATACAATATTTTTTTTGTTTTGTCAATCCTTATCTCTACTTTTTATTTTCTTCTATTGATTTTTAAAAAATGTTATAATATAATATATATATAAACAAAAAAGAAAGGAAAATAATCATGTTAAAAGGAATAAATGAAATTAATGTTCTTATAAATAAATTTCTTGAGCCTTTTGATTTAACCGCAGAATTAGGTACTGATTTTGATTATTGTTTCCTTGAAAATAAAATTCACTATGCTCTTGTTGTTGGAGATATTTCTTCTAAATTATTTATAGAAAATGCGGAAGCTCGTTTCCCCGAAGCTCATGCAGATATATTTCTGTGGAGTCTGTTGCATGAAATCGGGCATAGTGAAACTCTTGATGATTTAGAAGATGGTGTTGAAAAACTTTGCATGGAAATCAAAAGAGGGTTAAATGAACATACAGGTTGGTCTATTGAACATCGTCATACGATTTATTTTAATTGTCCTGATGAATACGCGGCGACGGATTGGGCGGGTGAGTATATTATAACTCACAATAACGAGCTTACAATCTTTTGGAATAAACTGCAAAAAGCTATTAATAATTTTTATAAATTAAATGGAGTAAAATAATATGGCGTGGACGATTGAAAAAATTACTGAATTATGTATTGAATATTGCGGAAGAGCAGGTGTGAAGTTTAATTCACCAGTGATTATTAATGGCAGGCTAACTCGTACTCTTGGTAGATGTTTTTATCAATGTAATGGAACCGTATGGAATCCTATAAAAATTGAAATCTCAAAACAGCTTCTTGAGACCTCGACAGACGAATCTATCATTGCGGTTATTGCACATGAATGCGCCCATTATGTAACTTGTGCACTGACACACACTAAACATGGTCATGATTCAATTTTTCGTTTCTATTGCGAAAAAATTGGAACAAATAACAGCATGACTTGTTATGATGATCTTAAACGCACAAAGTCCAATGAAGAAATATATAAATATACCATATATTGTTCTAAATGTGGTAAATTTATAGGCGGAAGATCTAGAGCTTGTAATGTTACAAAAAACCCGCAAAATTATTTTTCAAATTGTTGCGATGCAGATATAAAAATAATTCAAAATTGGTAAACAATATTTTGATTTTTTAAAAAATATATTATATAATATATTTATAAAATAAAGGAGGATTTTGTTATGAAAACATTCTCAACTGTTGAAGCGGCGGTTCTTTTAGTTGTTGAAAATTTTGAAGTAAATCAAATTGTTTGTGACACTAATTGTATTCGTAACAGAATTCTTACTTGGTATGAGCATTCTGATGTAACAGATCCTGAAGTTCTCGCGGCGTGCGCTCTTGAAGGTAAGGACTGGTATCCAGACGCAACATATGAAGATATGCTTAATGCAAAAGAATGGTGGTTTCCAAAAAACCCATATGATGAAATTTCTATTTGGGAAATTGAAGAAGCTCAGAATGATATAAAATGGTGGTAAAATTAAAGCTGCGGATCCGCAGCTTTATTTTTTTTAAAAATTATTATATAATATATACATAAGATAAAGAAAGGAATGGTGATTAAATATGGAAAAATTCTTTGTCGCTGATTCTTATAAGCATATGAACGTTGTTGGAGAGCCTTTTGAGAATGAAAAAGGTAAAAAGGTTGTAAAAGTAAAATGTAAATGTGATCGTTGTGGTGGTCATGGAATTATTGTAGCGAGAGTAGAAAATGGTCATATGATTCCCATTCCTGTTGATGGCGGAGTGTGCTATAAATGTCTTGGAACTGGTGTTGAAGAGAAGATTGTTCGCGCTTATACAGAAAAAGAATATAACGCTCTTCAGAAAGCAAAAGAAAGAGCTAGTGAAAAGAGAAAAGAAGCGGCCGCAGCAAAAGAAAAAGATGCTATTGAAAAAACGGATGAATATAAGCATGAAGTTGCGATGAAGCTTGGCTTCGGAGAAGATGAAAAAGCCTATCTTGTTTATGGTGATGATACTTTTGCAATTAAAGACAAACTTAAAGAGATGGGTGCTCGTTTTGATCCTACTTTAAAATGGTTCTTTTCTAAAAAAGTTGAACTGCCTGAAGGTTATAAACTTTGTGAAATGAATTTTGATGAGCTTTATGATTATAATCCTCGTCTTAAATGGGCACAGTTTAAAGAAGATGCAAAAAATATTGTGACGCGGCGGATGATCGAATTAAAAGGCCCGTCCACTTCGGAATATTATCCTGGAATTGAGAAAGAGCGGATTCGCAATATTACTGCTAAAGTAGACAGCATCCGCGGTTTTGAAGGTATGTATGGATATACTTCTGTATATACTTTTACTTCTGGAAACTATGTTTTTGTTTGGATGACTTCTAAATATATGTCTAATCTTGCAGTTGGAGATACTGTTGATTTAACTGGAACCATTAAAAAATTTGATGAATATATGGGAGTTTCTCAGACACATTTAACTAGATGTATTGTAAAAAAAGTGGGGGAATAATATATGTTTTTTAATTGGGGAGCAGAGTTGGCGCAGTTGAATGTAGAACGCTATGAACATAAAATGGATAAGGCCGAATTAAAATATATTATTCAGTCTATTAAATCCGCCTCAAAACAGGGATATACCGCAATAAAATGGCGGGGAGAAATCAGAAAAATGAATATCCGCGAATTAAAAGAACTTGGATATGATGTTTATCACACTTCCTATTGTATATATGAAATTAGTTGGTAAAGTAAACGGGGAGATAAAATCTCCCCGTTGATTTTTTTATAAAAACATGATATAATATATTTATAAAATATGTAAGATGGAGATAATTATAATGATTTTTAATTCTAAATTGGTGGATGAATTTTTAGAATCAATTTTCCCATTACCCAATAAATTTGGTCTTATGCTTTGCGAAGATGGGGAAAGTAATCCTGTTGATTTTTTTGCTTTTGAAGATGCTGTTTATGCGGTTGATCATAATGCAACAGTAAGATTTGGAATGTCTAAAATTGTAATTATATCTCCTAAATTAAATAATATTGTAATAAAAATTCCTTTTAATGGTTATTTCATTGAAACAGATGAGGGAGATTTAAATTGGTATGATTTTTGTTGGGCTTCTGGATCAGATTGCAGTGATTATTGTTTAGCTGAATATGAAAAATATGATAAATTAAGAACTTATGAATTAGATTGTTTTGTCGCAAAAACTATATATTATAAAACAATAGATGGAGTTAGAATTTTTTTACAAGAAAAAGTAATTCCAGAAAATGACATGTGTTTTAATCAAACCGCTTCTGCGGGATCAAGAGACCTTGCAAAAAAATGGTATAAAGAAAGAAAATTTGATATTGATCCAGAATGGATTGCAAATTGTCTTGATAAATATGGAAAATCAAAAGTAGAGCGTTTTCTTTATTATTGCTCTAATATAGATTTAGATATTTTAGAAGATATACATTCTGGTAATTTTGGTTATAGAAATGATGAAACGCCATGTATTCTTGACTATTCTAATTATGAAGATTAATTATTTGTTTTTTATAAAAAAATTTGATAATATATAATTAAGAAAGGAAGGTAAAAAAATGAGTAGAAGTCCATTCTTTTTTGTTGAACGACCTGACTGCGATACTGGTAAATATGAATTGCAGCACCCGATTGTATGGAAATATAATCATACAAAGCAGGAACCCGCTGATCTATTCCCTTATAATGGGTGTCATGATCTTTTCTCTATTGTAGAGAATAATGGTACTGGTAATGATTTTCCCACTATGAGGGGTATTCATCGCGGTTTGCCTGAAAATGTGGCTGCGGAGATTAAGGAAGCCTACGACAGCTGTTGTTATGAAATTGAATATGCAGGAGAAAAGCGTCTTTATACCCCAACAGTACGCTGGTTTAGCTATGCAGATATGTATATTTACTGTCTTGAGCATCCAGAAGCAGTAGATTATGAAGCTATGGATGAAGCTTATTATAATGGGGAAGAAGAAAATCCGCCTAAGAAAATTATGATGCCTACTCCATTAAAGCGTCTTATGCATCGTGTTGATGCGTTTCTTGAGGTTATGGATGGATGGGACTGGCGAGATGATTATAGTCAGATCCGTATTGTCTATTGGATTGAATAAAAAAGAGGTGTGTCTATGAGTAATTATTGTGCTTATGAAAAAGTGTATTCTGGGACGATTTATGAGCCGCCTGAAAGAGAATGTTTGCTCGATCAAGATTATGATTGTGAATATTGTCCATATCGTTACTCAATGGATGATTATGAAGGAGATAAAATAGATATGGAATATGATGATATTGAAAATTCCTATTGATTTTTTTTAAAATATTTATTATAATAATATATATAAAAAGAAAGGGGTAATTTATGTGGTATTGGCAATATACTGTTGTTATTATAGATAGTGACGAAGATTATAAAAAAAGAATTGTAAATGGTATTGTATATGCGGAAGATAAAATGGCTTCAGCTGTAGAAGAACTTGAAAATTATTATGGTGAAGAGCTGTGTGAAATTCACATGTTAAAATGCGTTACAGATGGACCTGTTTTTGAATTCGAATATGTTAATGAAGATACTGATTTTGATTATGAATTTATCAGAAAGGTGATCTAATATGAAATTTGCGGAAATGATGTTTTATGCGGAGGCAGAAGGTTTATTACCCACTAGGGCTGGTAAAATTAATGCAGTCATTGCCGCAATTAAAAACTATCCGTCTCCTGAGATTGATTTTTTAAATTTTGAAAAAATCTTAAATAATTATGGTTTGACTTATAAAGATTTAACTGATCGAGAAATTAGATATATCAATGCTAGTATTCGATAAAAGTTGCGATAAAAAGACCGCCGCTTGAAAAATTTAAAAATTTTTGATATAATAAATACATAAGATAAAGAAAGCAAGTTATTAAAAAAGGAGAACTAAATATGGAAAACACTACTAAGAAAACTAAAGCTATGTATTTTGCAGAACTTCGTGAAATGGTAATTGCTGTTGTAGAAGATCAGGACGAACAGAATGAACTTGTTGAGTTTATTGATAAACAGGTGGAGACTCTTGAGAAACGAAAGGCCGATGCAGCTAAGAGAGCTGAAAAGAAGAGAGCTGAATCGGATGCTTTGACAGACGCTATCCTGGGAATGATTGGAGAAGATCTCATCACTGTTGATGAAATCGTTATTGAACTTAATGATGAAAATGTCACTCGTAATAAAGTAACCGCCAGACTGGGGAAACTTGTTAAGGCGGGTCTGATCGAAAAGGACTCTGTTAAGGTTGATGGGAAGAGAAGAATGGCATATCGTCTTCCTGGAGTAACAAACGAAGATAACGAAGATTGATTTTATTTAAAAATAAAAATAAATAAAAAAGGGAGATAAAAACATCTCCCTTTTTTGTATAGGAGAATTTAAATGTTTTGTTTACAATATTATCCTTCTTAGAAATATTTACAAGAAGCAGATGAATTAAAAATTAAATATCATCCCGCAGATAGAACATTAGAAGAGTTTTTAAAAACTTATCAAAATAAAATAATAATTATTGATGTTACTAATAATTTTGAAGAAATAGATGCAAAATTATTAAAAGAATTATTTAATAAATATAAAAATTTAAAAGTAATTATTGATTTTTGTAACAAAGACCACTTATTAAGAGTGCAACAATATGAAATTCCTTATTTTTTTATAAATCCTGTTACAACAATAGATCAATTATATGGATTAATCTTATATCATCCTACTGATATGTATATTTGTGAAGAATTAGGATTTTATTTAGATAAAATTAGTGCAATATTACATAAAAATAATATTAAAATAAGAGTTTTCCCCAATATTTGTCAATCTAGTTTTATAGAAACACCCAGTTTGAAAACTTTTTTTATTAGACCTGAAGATATTTCTATATATGCAAATTTTGTTGATGTTTTTGAATTATTAATAGATAAAGATAAACAACAAATTTTATTTAAAATTTATAAACAAGAGAAATGGGCTGGAAAACTAAAAGATATTATTCCAACTTTTAAAGGGGATTTGGATAGCCGTTATTTATTAGGAAATTTTGGCGCTATTAGAGCTAAATGCGGAAAGCGTTGTTTATATAAGCCAGGAACCTGCACTATCTGTGATCGTTTTAATGAAGTTGCAGACACTTTTAAAAATAATAAGATCATAATTCAAAAAGCAAGTAAGAAAAATTGATTTATTTAAAAAATTTTGATATAATATTTATATAAAGTAAAGGAGAAATAAAAATATGGCGGCAAAAGGAAGTATTTTGAAACAAGAGATTGCTGAAAAAATCCTCGCAGCTTTTCCTGGAAGTTTTTTGTACAACGATGGAAAGGAAATCCGTATTAATGGGACTGAAGAAGGACAATCACTTCAAATTAAAGTAACATTAACATGTGCAAAAGTTGCGGTTGAAGGGGGAGAAGATACTGTATTACCAGGTGAAAAAACAAAGGTAGAAAATGTAGGGATTGTTTCTTTTGAAGAAGAAAATGAGACAATTCCTCAAGAGCCAACCGCAGAAGAAAAAGAAAGACTTACTACTTTATTAAATAAATTAGGACTGTAAGGAGATTGCTATGAAAGCGGGAGTTCATATTTATCAAATGACTTGTTGGGAATCAGCAGGGCGCTGGCACGTCAATGATGTAAAAAATTTAAGTGGGCGTTCAGCAAAATGGTATACTCCCATGCGTATTTTAGATATATCTATTGAAGAATATGTAGATCTTTTATTAAATACATTTCATGCAAAAGGAATGTATTATTATGTTCCTACAGATTATTTAGCTTTTTACTTTTTAAAAGAAAAAGACGCAAAAGCATTTTGTTCATATGTAAATAAAAAAGCTAAATTAAAAAACTATTGTTGTTCATAAAAGGAGCCTTAGTTCAGTGGTTAGAGCACGTGTCTCATAAACACATGATATTGGTTCGATTCCAATAGGCTCCATTGAGGAATTATTATGAATCTTTTATATCATTTAGCATGGGGAACAGCTCCTCACTATGAATATAGAAAAGATCCTGTCCCATACACAAGAAAAATTAAAGGCGGTCCACACTGGTCTTCTCCACATACTGTAAAAATTAAAAAATTATATTCAATTCCAGAATATAAATGTTTTAATAGGGGGAGTATTAAAAAGCTCCCTTCATGGTGGGATGACCGTAGTAGAGATATTCAAAAATGTTGGAAAAAACAACGAAAAGTACGTCATCAATGGCAAAAAAAATAAAAATTAACAGGTCAAAGTTAGATAAATAAATAACTTAGTTTTTTATTTATATTAGACTTCTAAAGGATAATTTGATTTTTTTAAAAAATTTTAGTATAATATATATACAATCCTTAAAGAAGTTTAAAATCTTTGTGGGGATCGAGCCAAGCGCCGCCTCCCGCAAAGATAAAAATAAGTTTGATTTTAATAAAAATTTTTGATATAATATATATGTAAGATAAATAAAGACAATAAATCTGCAATCAATTTATGGATGAGCAAATAGGTTGAAGTTTAGTAGTTCTAATTTGGTAGGCCCCTTTTGGAACAGAAAAGGAACTTATTGTCTTGTTTTTATAAACAGCACCTATCACGCCTCTTAACATAACAATGCGTACCAAGATAGGTCATATGGGGGCGTAGCTCAGTTGGTGGTAGCGAGTGACTGTTAATCACTAGGTCGAAGGTTCAAGTCCTTCCGTCCCCGTTAAGTGTCTAACCAACACTTCCTAAGCTGATGATGGGTTACAAGATCAGCCGCTTCAATGTTGGAGAGTAATGAACATTGACGTTTTATCAGATTCGTTGCGTGAAATCTGGTCATCATGGCATGGATAGCCTGAGGGTTGACCCGACCCATCTTGTTGTAAAGATTGGTTATCAGGGGTTTTGGTCCTATAGTGTAACTGGTTTAACACATGTGCCTGTCACGCACAAGAGTTGGGGTTCAAGTCCCCATAGGATCGTTAATTGTTGGTAGGCAAGCATTAAAAGCCAGAAAGAAAATAAAGCTGAAATACGTTGGGACACAGACGCGACTTTGGTCTCGTCGATTGGAGAGACACCTTTGGGACTATAACCCCAGAATCCTCGATGCAACCCAACTCAGATGCGTGTGATTGAGGTTTGTAAAGCCAACTGCACACCCAACAATTTTTATTGATTTTTTTAAAAAAATATTGTATAATATATATACAAAATAAATAATAAACAAAGATTTTTCAGAAAAAGGAGAGTGGAATTATGATGTATATTGTTCATTATGTAGATGATAATAACACCCAGCATCTTACTTTCGTTAGATCTTTCAAAGAAGTAAATTTTATTAAAGAGAGATTTGGAGAGGTTACTGTTGAATCTTTTGTTGTGAAATAGATATATGATGTAGCAATGGCGATTGAGTGAAATAGTGCGCGCTAAAAGCTCAAAGAGTCCACCACACTGCGGCGGTCGGTAGGGGGAGACCATAGCAGACTACCTCGAAGGAGTCATGACCTTCTAATTCAGGCTATAAATGAATGAATAGGGAGCCTAAAAAATGGACAAAGCTATATTATTTTATTAAATAGAAAATTTAGTGAAAGCCTAACGATAGGGGAGGGAACGATCCAATAAGCCCTCGTAGGTACTAGTTAAACTAAAAATTGATACATATCGTAATCAACATCGCGGAAAGTAAAGTTTTCTATTTAATAATAAATTATGCGGCAATAGTGGAGTGGCTTAACACAGTGGTCTCTAAAACCACGGATCCTGGGTTCGAATCCCAGTTGCCGTAGTTAATAGGTTGAGGATAGTTAAGGGTCGCTCCCTTAATGATAAAAGTTTTCACTTCCTTTTCCTTAACCTAATAATTTTATGAGAAGTGAAAAAGAGGTGAAAAATATGAAAGATATTCCAAATTATTAGACATTATATGCAATAACAGAGAATGGTTAGGTGTGGAGTTATAGAAAAAAAGGTTTTTTAATTCCAACTTTAAATGAACAAGGATATTATAAAGTTACATTATTTGATGCTAACAGTAAGAAAAAATGTATTTATATACACAGACTTGTTGCTTTAACATATATACCGTTACCTGAATCGAAAGAAGAATTAACTGTCGATCATATTGATCGAAATAAAACAAATAATGCTGCTTCTAATTTAAGATGGGTTACACGAAGTGTACAAAATCAAAATAAAAATTGGACAGAAAAGATGCAACTTTCAGTAGAAAAAGCTGCTAAAAGTCATTCTCGTCCAGTTGAACAACGAGATAAAAATAATCATAATATATTAATAAATAGTTTTGATAGTTGTACAGAAGCAGCTATAAAATTATTTAATGATCGTTCAAAAAATAGTTTAATAAATCGTTGTGCTCAAGGAAAAAAGAAATCTGCATATGGTTATTGGTGGAAATTTGTAAAAAATTAATTATAATTAATTTTATATAGCGGGTTGGTAGCAGTTTGGAAGCTCGTCAGGTTCATATCCTGAAGGTCGTGGGTTCAAATCCCACACCCGCAATTTCTTGGGTTGGTTGCCTAGCGGCGAAGGCACTTGACTGTAAATCAAGCACACATGTAACATCGGTGGTTCGAGTCCACCCCAGCCCACTAAATTTATGCAGATGTGGCGGAATGGCATACGCGCTAGTCTTAGGAACTAGATTTTGGGGGTTCAAATCCCTTCATCTGTACTTGAAAAATCTATATATAAGCACTAAACGTATGGATTTTTCAAAAGTTGTTTTATCTGCTTTTGTCTTTAAAATCAAATAGGGATGACTTGTGTATTGAAAAGGAATACACCCGCGCTTTCGGATATAGCGGTCATTGACTGGTTCATGTCCAGAATGAACCACCCCTTGAGCGAGTGCAAAAAAGATAAGGGTGAAAATATTATCTGTGCTACGATGGCTCTAGTGTAGCGAAGAGGGTAACTTCTAAAAACCGTCGGTGAGAGACCGACAATAATGTGGGGGCCATAAAACCATGTAATGTAAAATCATAACATACTAAACTAATGATTTAGAAATCTGTTGTAATGTAACAGCGTGGTAGGTATGTAGCCACATTTTCCCTTATATCCTGGGAGACATTTATAGGAATAGTTCAAAGTAAAGAGAACACCCAGTTTTTATATAAACTGCGGTTTATATAAAAAAAATATAAACCGCATTTGCCGTCATAGCGAAATTGGTATCGCAAGTGATTTGTAATCACTGGACTGGGGGTTCAAATCCCTCTGGTGGCTCTACGCGTGCGATTATGGTGTAATGGTAGCATATCAGCCTTCCAAGCTGAGGGTGAGAGTTCAAATCCCTTTAATCGCTTAATAACTAAAAGTAAATCCTGTCTATGCAATTAGCTAATGCTTTTCAGACTATTAGTTATTAAGGTTTTTCTTATATTCCCTTATAAGACCTGAGGGCAAAAGAAATATAGGCGTAATGAGATCGTATTAGCTCATCCAGCGGTGTTGGTAAACACGCGGCCTTTACCTAAGGTAGCTAAAATTTAAGGTAGATTGACTAACTTAAATAGTTCTAGGCAGCTGCAGATGTATCCTAGTTTATTTTAAATAAAATCTGTGAAGAGAATAAAAATGGGACACAGAGGAGAGACACCTCAAAAGGCTTAGATTAAAAATTATGTCTGCGGATACCCTTTGAACTATCGTTGCAACCCTTCAGATTTTATTTGAGATATTAAAAAAATTTTGATATAATATATTTATTAAATAAAGGAGAAATAAACATGAAGCGAAAATGTTAGACCAAAGATAAAAATCATAAACGTTAGCGCCAGTAGCCAAGCGGTAAGGCACTTGACTTTTAATCAAGGTATCGTGGGTCCGATTCCCATCTGGCGCATTCCTCCAGTTTAGCAGGATCGTCGCGGAGGTAAAACCTAAACTGTATTATAAAGACCGTTTCAGCCAATTTTCATAATAATTGGTAAATAATGAAGGATCGGCTAATCCCCGATGGAGTAGATTTAGTGGGTGGGGAGAATTTTGTAACTCCAAAAAACAACTAAAAACCCCATTACGGTCTTGTTTTTATGCGGGTGTGGCGTAAGGGTAGCCGCAGCGGACTTAAAATCCGCTGGACGAGAGTCCGTGTGGGTTCGAATCCCACCACCCGCATTTTTGGCACTTTAGACAAACGGCAAAGTCGCCACCCTTTCACGGTGGAGTCCAGGGTTCGATTCCCTGAAGTGCTATATTACATGACAATGTGGCAGAGCTTGGTTTAATGCACTAACCTGCTAAGTTAGCAATCCAATGTGATTCGTAGGTTCAAATCCTACCATTGTCGTGCGGGGCCGGCGTATAAATGGTCCCACCACCCGACTCGTAGTGAGCATGGAACGCTGAAAGGTCTTGGGGAACTCCAGGGTGAGATACTCTGCTGGGGAGGTTGTGCTCCCCATTATTTTTGCCGCAGTCGCTCAGCTGGTGGAGCCCCTGTCTTGAAAACAGGCAAACCGAAAGGTCATGCAGGTTCAAATCCTGTCTGCGGCGTTTAACGGGGTGTGGTGTAGCTTGGTATCACGCGTGATTTGGGATCACGAGACCGCAGGTTCAAATCCTGTCACTCCGATTTTAAACATATATATTTGTAATATTTTGGTCAAAACTTTGTAATAGTTTTGTAATAATTTTGAAATATATTAAGAAACTATTAATATATTTTTAAGAATTAAAGGAGATATATATGTTTAAAAAATTCACTTTATTATTTATAATAAGCATATCAATATTATTTAATTCTATAATTGCTTTTGCAGATATTTAGTATTTTGATAATATTGATAGTTTATTAGTAGCTCATATTTGGGTAGATGGATTAAATGTAAGAGCCTATCCAACAGAAAAAAGTAAAATCATTGATGTTGTAAATGCAAATCAATAGATAGAAGTAGTTGCAAAATATCCAGGATGGGCTAAAGTATGTATTGCTTTAGACTCATATGGTTTTATTAATGACTATTTTATTGAGTATAGATAGTATACAATAAATTCCTACGATAATAATTTAAATAATTAGATTGATAATTCTAATTGCTATGATGATTATACATATTATACAGATGAAAATAAAGATATGTATATAAATGATATAAATAATTATTAGAATTATAATAATTATTACATTGAAGATAATGATTATTATGATAATCAATCTACAAATAATGATAATTATTATCAAGAAGAATAGACTTATTATGAAAATACTATTCCTGAATAGAATTATTATTATCAAGAAAAATAGTAGTTCTATAATGAAGAAGAATACTATCCTGATACAGAATATTATGAAGAATATGAAGAAGAAGTGTATTAGGATTATTAGGAAGAACAATAGTAGATTGATAATGAAGAATATTTTGAAGAAGAAAATTAGGAAGTAACCACAACTTCTAATGGGCAATATCTTGTCGATTATGCTCAACAATATTTAGGAAATCCATATGTATATGGTGGGACTTCTTTAACAAATGGTACTGATTGTTCTGGTTTTACTTTATCTGTTCTTGGAGATAATGGAATTACAGTTAATGGACGAACTGCAGCAGATCAAGCACAAGGTGGAACCGATGTAAGCTTAGATTAGATTGAAGCTGGAGATTTATTATTTTATGATAATGGCGGCGGGATCGGACATGTGGCCATTTATAATGGAGATGGTACAATTACTCACGCAAGCAGTTCTGCCACTGGTATTACTATATCAGACGCAAATTATAGAACTCCAGTTGCCGCAAAAAGATATTGGTAAGGAGGAAAATATGAAAAATATAAAAATATTATTTTTAACCTTCCTTCTTACTTTTGTTTTTATTAATCCAGTATATGCATCAATAAAAACTATTGTAACAGATTTAAATGTAAGATAGGCTCCAAACAAAGATTCTCAAATTATAGATGTTTTGCCACAAGGATTAGTAGTTGATTCAGTTACCTCAGAGAACCCTAATTGGGATAAACTTGAATGTGAAAATTATATTGGTTATATTTATAATTCTTATTTAATAGAAGAAAATAACAAAAATGAAATTTCTGCACAAGAGGAAGAAGTGTAGATTAAAACTTAGAAAATTTTCTCTAAAGAAGAGTTTCAATATGCTGGTATAATTAGTTGGGGCGGTTGGCAATGGACATATTATTTAATGAGTCAATTTCCAGGATCAACCTCTACTCCTGTTGAAGGAAGATATGTAAATGAAGATGGTTTTGTATGCGATGGAGATGGATATATAATTTTAGCATCTGTTGATTTGCCTCCATATACAATTGTCTAGACTCCTTTTGGATATGTTGGAAAAGTATATGATACAGGTTGCCCCCATGGTATTTTAGATGTCTATACAAATTGGTAATATTTGATTTTTTATAAAAATTTTAATATAATATATATGAAAGTTAAATAGGGAATAAAATCCCTATTATAGTACAGTAGTTCAGTAGGTTAGAATATTAGTCTGATAAACTAAAGGTCATTGGTTCGAATCCAATCTGTACTATTTTATTTCAAAACCTGTCGTTTAGCCTATGAATAAGACATGGGTTCCATAATTAACGAAATAGGAAAGGATTAAATAAACGTAAATTCATTGCAGACCTCGACACGGAAACAATAAGAATAGAAGTTACTTGAAATGATATATAGTAGCTATTGACAAAAAGTAAGTTGGCAAGACTGAAAATTTTCTTTAGAAACAGATAGGGAAATCACAATGAAATATTCAGTAGTTATTAAAGGTCTACTGAAAGAACATCTGGATGTGAGAATTAGGTATTCACGAATTAGCGTTTGGTAGGGTGATGTAATGGATGGCTGGCTCCTAATTCTCTTTTTTGAAAATTATTAAAATTTTTGATATAATATTTATATAAAATAAAAGAGACATACAGCAATTTTTCAAGTAATGAGAATTGTCAAATGGTTAAGACGTAAACCTTTTAAGTTTAAAATCTTGGTTCGAATCCAAGTTCTTGTACATGGATGTCTCTTGATATAGGCCCTTAGCCTAGTGGTAGGGCACTGGACTTTGACTCCAGTTGGGCTGGTTCGATCCCAGCAGGGCCTGTTCGCTTTTCTACTCATAAGATATACTGTGGCGGAATAGGTAGACGCGTGAAAGTAGAGGACAAAATCTGGGTTAGTCACACATTCTCTGCACTCTACTGCTGAAGGAGAATATGTGAGGTGCAAATCCTCACCAGTATATTTAGGGGTTAAACCCAATTAGTATAATGGATAGAACGTAGCGCTACGGACGCTAAGATAGGGGTTCGATTCCCTTATTGGGTATTAAAAACAATTTGAAAAATTTAAAAATTTTTGTTATAATAATATTATAATTAATAGACACACACAGCAATATTTTATTTTAGGTAAATGATTTTATTAGCAAGTAACATCCACAAACGTGTCTAGCTTTAAAATTAAAGAAATATATCTAAATTTTCAACTCCCTTTCTTTTGATTTTAGGCTAGGTAATAATTTATTTTTATTATCTAGCCTATTTTTTACTTTAAGGAGATAATAAAAAATATGTTTAATAAAAAATATTTTCTTTTTTATTTACCCAAACTTAATAAATTTAAAATAGTTAAATCAAGAGATGAATCTGAAGCAGTTTGGAAATTAGTTAATTATTATAAATCTAGGGAAGAAGATCTAACAGGCTATAGATTTATAAGAAATATTCATATAATAAAATAATTATTTTAACAAAAGTTTGAAAGAGATAAAAGGAGAACAATACTATGAATACTTTTCTTAATCAGATGACCAAGGATAACAACATTACTCGTACTGAGAATGGTGGCGTAACTCGTAAGTCTACCGAATCTAAAGTTCTTGATATGTTCGCGGTTGGCGGTGCATATAGAACTCGTTCTGATGAGGACGTTATCCTTCTTTTCAAGAATGCGTTTGAGGAAGATCGTCTTCTGGCTATGAAGTGCCTGTTTTATCTTCGTGATATTCGGGGTGGTCAGGGTGAGAGACGTTTCTTCAGAACCGCTTTTCGTTGGCTTTGTAACGAATATCCGCAGGTTGCTAAGGCAAATCTTGAAAACGTCAGCGAGTATGGCCGTTGGGATGACCTGATTTATGTTGCTGAAGGTACCCAGATGCAGGCCGCCGCGTTTAATATCATCAAGCATCAGCTTGCTATTGATATTCAGTGCAAGACTCCGTCCCTACTTGCAAAATGGATGCCTTCTCAGAATGCATCTAATGCAAATACTAAGAGATTGGGACATGTTTTGGCAAACTTTCTGGGAATGACTAGCCGCCAGTATCGTAAAACTCTTTCTACTCTGCGTGAACGTATCAACGTTCTTGAACGTCTGATGAGCGCAAATCGCTGGGATGAAATTGAGTTCGATAAGATTCCTTCTAAGGCAGGACTTGTTTATCGTAATGCTTTTGCAAGACGTGACATTCTTGCTAAAAAGTATGAAGCTTTTGCCAAAAGTCAGGATACTAAAGTAAATGCAGATGCATTATATCCACATGATATTGCACGAAAGGCATTAGACATGTATTATAATCCGCCTGCTCTTGAAGATCCTACTCGTCTTATGCTTCAGAAGTATTGGGATAATCTTAAAGACTTCTACAATGGCAGAGAAGAAAATGGCATTGCGGTTATTGATGTATCTGGTTCTATGAGCGGTACCCCGATGGAAGCTGCAGTTTCTATGGGTGCTTATATTGCAGATAAGGCACATGGTCCGTTCGCAAATCACTTCATCACTTTCTCCGCTCGTCCTGAGCTGGTAAAGTTTGAAGGAGTTGATATTGTTGATAAGTTTCACCGTTGTGTTCAGGCGGATTGGGGTATGAATACCAACGTACAGGCGGTATTTGATATGCTTTTGAATACTGCTATGAAGCAAGGTGTAAAGGCCGAAGATATGGTTACTAAAATTTTTATTTTCAGTGACATGGAATTTGATGAATGTGTAACTTTTGATAATAATCCATCGCGTTGGAATAAAACTGTTAATTCTATTGAAGAAGTTAATTCTGATTTGGAAAAAATTAAGAAACAGTGGGAAGCTACAGGATACCGTTTTCCAAAAGTTATTTTTTGGAATTTAAATTCTAGAAAAAGAACAGCGATTCCAGCTATTGGAGAAGGTTTCAGTTATATTTCAGGTTTTTCGCCAGTTATGGTAGAAACTATACTGGGGGGAAAAGATGGATATGATCTCATGCTTGAAAAGCTTCTTAGCAAAAGATATAATGCCATTGTGGCATAATATGTAAACTCTTTTGGGCGGATTTAATTAATTAATCTGCCCAAATTTTTATATTATATAGAATAAAGTGTAATATAAAAAGGAGAAATAAAAACATGAATCAAGAGTTGCAAGATAAAATTGATAAACTTCCTAGTGTATTATTAACTGGAAGAATGAAAAATTTAACAAATCATAAACAAGGAAAAATTACTTTTATTAAACCTGCTGAAAAAATTAATAATAGAATGCATTGGTGGGTTATATGTGATTGTGGAGAAATTTTTAAAGTTCGTTCAGATTCTTCAATTAAATCATGCAAAAATTGTCAATATAAGCAACAAAGTGAAGAAAGAAAAGGTGTATTAAAAAAAGATTTAACTGGACAAAAATTTGGAAAATTAAAAGCACTTTATCCAACAAATAAATATAAGAATTCACATATTTTGTGGCATTGCAGATGTGATTGTGGAAAAGAATTAGATGTTCTAGGAGCAAGTCTTATAAGTGGTAATACAAAATCTTGTGGATGTATAAAAAGATAGGCATGTAATTTTGTTCAATTAAAAAAAGATTTAACTGGACAAAAATTTGGATATTTAACTGTATTAGAAGAAACAGATAAACGTGAATATGGGAAAATTATTTGGAAATGCCAATGTGATTGTGGTAATATTGTTTATCTTAATACAAGCAGATTAACTAGTGGGAATGATACATCCTGTGGATGTAAAACTCGTTCACTTGGAGAAAATATTATTAGAGATTTACTTCTCGATAATCAAATTAATTTTATCCAAGAATATTCAGAAGATTCTTTAAATCATAAAAGATTTGATTTTGCTATTTTAGATACTAATCAACAAATTAGTAGATTAATTGAATACGATGGAAAACAACATTATTTTATCACTGGTGGATGGAACAATCAGGATCAATTACAAAAATGTATTAAATCAGACAATTTTAAAAATGAATGGGCGGCTGACAATAATATTCCACTAGTTCGTATTCCATATTGGGAAAGAGATAATATTACATTAGATATGTTATTAAGAGATCAATACCTTGTGAGAAGAGATGCGTGAGCATCTCCTTCTTTTTTTATATATACAAAAATTTTTTAGAACCTGATAAATAGATCTTAAAGATGACTCGGCCCGCAGACACCCGTAACTTAGAACCAAAAATAGGTTTAGATTTTTTTCTTTCTGATTTTTAGTCATAGTTTTTTGGTCAAAAATAGATAAATATGTCTTTATAATTTTAATATAAATTGATAAGGAAAAAATTTTATAAGGGAGGGCTACTATATGATAACTTTGCTCTAGCATTATTCTTTATCTGATATTTTTATATTTATAATTTTTTTAGCTTTAGCTGTAAAAAGTTTAATCTCTTTTTTTGATTGGGCGCAAAATCGTATAAATAAAACTTTTAATAAAAAACATTCTAAAATCACTGAGAAAGAATAGTTAGAAAGACGTCTCCAATAGGAAAATTAGATGATTGTAACCTTACAATAGAGTCAGAAAGTAACAGACAATATTTTACAGGATTTATCTAAAAAAATAAATTTACTTATAGATTCAGATAAGGATGATATAAAGTCATTCATCACAAGATAGCATCATTATTTTTGTTATAAAATAGGATGGATTGATGATTTTAGTCTTGATTGCGTGGAAAAGCGTTATCAGCATTATGCAGATGAAGGCGGTAATTCATTTATAGAAGGTTTTATGGATGAATTAAGAGCCTTACCTAAACAAGAACCAAAATAAAATAATTAGATTAAGAGATAAAAGGAGAAAAAATGGCTATAAATTCAAATATATACCCACCTCTTTTACAAGACACTCTACCTGCATTTATAAGAACACAGTCTTGTAAAATTTATTTTTCTCTTTCTGTATATAATTCTTTAGCGGATATACAAAATGCTCAAATCACTTTAGTAAATCAACAAACTAATACATCAGCGTTTAAAACAGATTTATATCCTTCTGGAATAAAAATTGCTAGTATTGTTTATGATTCAAGCGTGCAAGGGGATTATTGTTATTATGTTCAAATTAATCCTTCCGATTTAATTAATAATGAATTTGAATTAGATCAATTTTATAAAATACAATTAAGATTTACATCAAAATCTGCTCCTGTACCGCCTAGTAATGGAACTGCATTAGCAACTTGGCTATATGATAATATGCAATATTTTTCTGAATGGTCAAGAGTATGTTTAATAAAAGGAATTGAAAAACCTATTTTATCTATTTATGGGTTTGATAATACAGACAGTAATTAGCAAACAGTATTAACAAATTCCATGTTTGATATAATTGGTGAATTGAGTTATAATAATCCAGCAGAAAGTGAATATTTAAAACATTATATTATTAAATTATATTAGACTGATAATCCAAATAATATTTTGATAAATAGTGGATAGATTTATACTAATCCATATAATCCAAATTAGTTCAATTATGAGTTACCATATGAGTTAATTGATGGAACTAACTACACAATGTCTTTTACTTATACAACTAATAATTTATATACTGAAACAATTAATTATAATTTTGCTATTATTCAGCAAGGATCAGATATATTAAATGCAGATATTACAGCAACAGTTGATGAAGAAAATGGAAAAATTCAAGTTGATATTATTGCTAAAGATACAGAAGTATTTATAGGAAATTTAACAATTAGAAGAACTTCATCTAAATCTAATTTTCATAAATGGGAAGATGTTAATACAATTAATTATGCAACAGGAAAAGAATTAAATTACACTTGGATTGATACTACAATAGAAAGTGGAGTTTGGTATAAATATTGCGCTCAACGTCGTAATTCAAGAGGAGAACGCGGCCCTATTATTCAAATATAGGAACCTGTAATATGTGTATTTGAAGATATATTTTTAACACGCGGCAACCGCCAATTAAAAATAAAATTAAATCCAAGTTTAAATGAGTTTAAGTATAATGTTACAGAATCTCAACAAGTAACAATTGGTTCAAAATATCCATATATTACTCGAAATGGAGCAAATTACTTTAGAACTTTTCCTATTGGAGGATTAATTTCTTCTTTTATTGATACAACTGATTGGTATGATCCACATTTTTATGATGGATAGTTTCATTATGATGAAAATGAAATAAAAGCATTTACATCAAAATAGGAAATATATGGAGATTCTAAAACTTTATATGATGAATATAATTTAAAAAATAATATAACTGAATATAATGATTATATTTATGAAAGAGAATTTAGAAATAAAGTTTATGATTTTCTTTATGCTCATAATGTTAAATTATTTAGATCTACTACAGAAGGAAATATATTAATTAAATTAATGAATATAGATTTTCAACCTATTGAAGTATTAGGCCGTAGACTTTATTCATTTACTGCAACAGCAGTTGAAGTTGATGAAGCAAATTTAATTAATTATGATAAATATAATATTCAATAGCTTGGAGAATATGAAAAATATATAATGTATAAACATGAGGTGCTAAGTCAAATTTCTGGTACATATTCATTATCTGATGGTAATATTTTAAATATTTTAAATACTAAACATTCTTATTCTGCTCATGATGGTTTTATAAATGAGATAGAAGGATTAAAAACATTAAAATTAGAGATTGATTCAGACCCTTATGTAATTATTGAAGAAAATGGATAGCTTATAAAAGCTACAACAGCTTCACAAATTAACGCACAAAATGCTACAGTCGGCTATATAGTTATTATCAATGGAACTGAAATGATTATTCATGCGGCGATGGAAAGACGCCCATCCGCCCCTGGAGAAGAGAATTCTAATACAGAAATTGTTCATTTAGGATATTTTGAATTAAAAGAAAATAATACATTAATTACTGACTTAAAATTTAAATATCCTACTACAGTAACTATTGATTATATTGCCAATTTAAATGAAATTGAAGATACGTCTGGATTAGTTAGTCGTATTTATTATTATCATAAACCAGGCCAATTATATGGTTCTTTTAAACCTCAAGACTCTCTTATGCATGAAATTTATAATAAATATTTATTAAATTATAAAACATATTATCAAAGACTTCTTGATGTTACAGATATAAGACTCGAAGGACCGCCTGGTACTGTTGTCTACGTTAAAGATTCTAGAGATATAGACTTTAATCGTCATGTTTTATAGAATGGTTTTTTACAACTTAGAGATGATGATGTAAATATAGAAGGTTTTTATTTTTGTGGAGTTAATTTAAAATAGTGTTTAGATCCACTAGAAATTCAAATTGTTAATGGGTTAACTGAAGATGATTTTGTATTACAAGAAACCATTTATGATAATTTCGATGAAATAGAAAATCCAATTAATGGAGGAATTTATCAAATTCACACATATGGTATAAAAGACCCAACAACTTTTGAAAATCATAAAGTTCTTATTGTTAATTAGAATAATACAGAACATACCTTAGTAACCCCTGATAATTATTATACTTTAATTCTTGAACCAATAGAAGATGATAATAAATTAAAATTTGTATATTATTATGGCTGTTGGTATTTACTATAGAAAAGTTATGAAAAAACTGGTTTATTAAAAGGAGATCTTCGACATATAAGAGAAGATGAATATATTATAGTTGATGGTTATTATGACTCTTTTGAAGATATTCCAAATCCAATTAATAATGGAGTTTATTGGGTAGCTTCTTATGGAGTTGAAGATACTTTCTCTTTTGAAGATAGCCTATTAACAGTCGGTACTAATTCTATTATTAATAAAACAGATCAAAATTATGCTCTTATTGTAAAAAGAATATTTGAAGAATCTAAAAATAGATATATTTATTATCATAATCAATGGTATTTATTTACATTAGATCACGATGTTTTATGTCCTGTTGATGGTTTAGTTGATTATTGTTGTTAGATTGTGAAAGGAGTTTATTAATTATGAAATATAATTATCCATATTTAAAAGATTCCGTTTTTTTAAAAAAATTTGATAAAACTAAATTAAAAGAACAGTATATAAAACTAATTGTACTTACTTTTGATGAAATTCCAGTTCAATAGATAGAAGGAAAGGTCTTGAGCGGCAATTTCACAATTGATGGATCTTCAAGCATGCGGCGAGTAGGTAATTTAACCATGATTGCTGATGATATTGAAAATGATTTAACTAATACTAAATATTTACTAAGTATTAATAAAAAAGTAGAAGTTTTAATTGGTTTTGTTAATACAACAGATGAATATAATGATTACCCGATGTTATGGTTCCCGCAAGGAACTTATGTTATTATTGCTCCAAATATTTCTCATAGCTCTAATGGCATAAATATTTCTTTAACATTGCATGATAAAATGTCTTTATTAAATGGCGAGAGCGGGGGAGTGCTTCCCGCCTCAGTCATTTTTAATGAAGTAGAAGATATTGATGAAAATGGAAACATACAAATAAGAGAACCCACTATATATCAAATTATACAAGAATTAGTAAATCATTTTGGTGGAGAACAATTAGGAAAAATTATAATTAGTGATCTTGACAATAGGATTAAAAAAGTTATGAAATGGACTGGATCAACTCTATTATATTTATATCAAGAAGCTGCTGCTGATGGAACTATTTATAATAGTTTTAGCACAAATTATGATGAATTAGCCCAACGCCAAGCCAGTGGTGGAGGAAAAATTTTAGAATTTTCATATGGAGAAGATATAGGCTATATTTTAACAGATTTTGTCTATCCAGGTGAATTAATAGGAAATGCTGGAGATTCAGTAACAACTATTTTAGATCAAATAACAAATATATTAGGTAATTACGAATATTTTTATGATATTGAAGGTAATTTTAGATTTCAAGAAATAAAAAATTATTTAAATACATCATATTCAACTTTTTTAATTAATGAAATTAATGCTAATAATTATTTAGTAGATTATACAAATGGAAAATCTATTTATACATTTGAAGATGGAGATATAATTCAATCCTATTCAAATTCTCCGCAATATCAACAAATAAAAAATGATTTTATGGTTTGGGGTAAGAGAACATCAATAGATGGAAAAGAAATACCGATTAGATATCATTTAGCTATTGATAATAAACCAACTATTGGAAATAATTATAATGTTTTCTTTTATACAGACCCAGATGATGGAATTACAAAAGCTAAAAAACCAGTTGAATTTGCTTCTAGAGAAAACTTTCCTAAAAAAGGTTAGGTTGGCCAATATTATTATGCCAAAGATACTGGTATAATATACAAATGGGCGGTAGATGCCCAAACATATGAAACAACTTCATATACAATAGAGACAATAACAACTGCAGATTATAGAACAGAATTATATATGTCTGGAGTTTTAAGCCAACCATTTGGATTAAGTAGTAATTATTATTTTACTGAGTTAAACAATGAGTGGCCAAAACTTTATGACATACGAAATAAATGCTTTTTTGATAGTGTAATTAAACAACCTAGTGATATTGATTTCTTTTTAGATTTAATAGATTCAACCGCAGCAATATCTGAGTATAGTGTACAAAATATAGGACGTAGAACAACTACATTAGTAGATGATTCTATCAATTGCATTTTTGAACCAGATAATCCAAATATTGTTATTATTGAAGCTGGATCTGATTAGGCAGACAGTTTACAAAGATAGTGCGAAGCTAGAAAACAAGAATATGCTCAAGTTAGACCAGAAATATATTCAATGTTAATGAATGGTGGTGCATTAAAATCTGCTTATGAATAGATTAGAAAAGAATTATATCAATATACAAATTATAATTAGCAAATTTCATTAACTATTTTACCAATTTATTATCTTGAACCAAATACACGAATTACAGTGAGAGATCGTGCTAGCGGAATCTATGGAGATTACATGATAAAATCAATTTCTTTGCCACTTAATGTGGGTGGGACAATGAATTTATCATGCACAAAAGCATTAGAAAGAATTTGATTATATAGGAGGTATAAGGAGTTTTTATGTATAATATTGGTCAATTTCGTCGACCACAATTAGATTCTTATATGACTTCATTAACAGCTGAATTAGATCAAGCAACAACTTCAGATGTCACAAGTGAAGTCATTAATTTTTATAATGCTTGTGGTAATTTAACAGGCGATAATATATTAAATAACCAAAATTGTTATTATTTACGTTTTGGGATTCAACAAAGAAGTGATTCTGAACAAGTATTTTATTTAAAATTACGAAATACAGAAGAATCTGAAGATAATGAACAATTAGTGGAAGAATATAGAGTTAGTCGTGGTGTAGGGACTGTTTATTTTGAAGTAATTTTAGCCCCCAATTCAACATATAATCAAATTTTATGGGAATTACAAAGGACTGCTCTTGATTATAGAATGATAAATATTGATGGAAGTTATGGTAGAGTAGCAAATGTTGTAATAGATAACTATTCAAGATTAATTGATATTATAACTGTTTTAAAATCTACCTATACTAATTTAGAATATCTTACAAAAATTGGTATTCAAGGTCCACCATCTCTATTAATGTGTATTAATAGAGAACAAATTAGACTTGGGAAAACAGGTATTTATGAATTAAATAATGGTATTAATGTTACTTCTATTAGTTTTGTCCCTAAAAATTCTGTTAATGGTTTAGACTATTTTATTATGGATTTTGAATATTAATTAAGGAGGATTAAAAGATGTATTCTTTTTATGGCGGAAGACCAGGTAATTCTTTTGTAATTATAACTACTTACAGAAGCATTGCAGATATGGTCGAAAAATTTAGTTTGGGTCCTAATTATACAGCAGTTCATTATGATGAATATGTAATGATTAATACTGTTAATAAAAATGACCCAGATAATGGTAAAATATATAGACGCGGATATGAATTTACTAATGAGCTTGGTGGAGCAGAATTTGTTGGAACTATTGTAGGTCCTGCAGGAAAAGCTCCAATGGTAGAAATGACAACCGTATCTGATGTAAAAAGAAAACATGCATCAGAAGGTTTTGAAGAAAGACTTACTACAGGAAGTTATTCTCCTTCTGGAGCAAATTTAGTGCCAGGAAAAACTGCTGATGGCACTTTTAATGATTCAATTTCTTGGGCATGTTGCTCAATTAGAAATGAAAATGATGAAGATTCTACTGCATATATTGGTTTTACATTTCCTTATGATGTAATTGAATTTGAATCTAGTTCTGTTGAACCCTATATAGGTGGTAGATATGCAGATACATCTTCCGCAACAAGAGTAGATGACCAAGCCCATCCTTTTTATGAAAAATGGCATATTAATGTTACAAAAGGGGTCAAAGGAGATGCTTTAAAGAATTTTAGAGTAGAAACAGCTAATGATAATATTGAAGAATATGATGGTCAAGTTGATGATATTAACAATTAGCGTGAAGTTCTTGTTTATGATTATTATAAATATGATGATTATCAAAATGGATAGCCTGTAACTCTTTATTTAGGTGATTATAATATAATTAAAAATATTAATCTTAATGAAGAAGGTACTATAACAGTATCTTATCATCATGATAATGATACAGTATTTCCAAAAGCATTAAAATGGGTCGATTCCATTACTTTAAATACTACTACTGGCTTATTAACTATTACATATAATCATACAACAGATAAAGATGGAAATCCTACTACCTATACAACTTATCTTGATTGGATTAATGGAGTTACAGTATATGAAAATGGCACAATTGATTTCCATCGTACTCATGGATCAGATACAAGATTTGCAAATATTCTTAAATGGATTTCTGGAATTACAATAGATCAGTATGGAACATTAACTATTAATTGGAATAATGGAACTGATCCAACGTATTTTTATAATATTATAAAAACAATTGATAATGTAAATTTATCTAATGATGGTACTTTAACAATACATTATAATAATCATTCATAGGATGATATTTTTGATCAAGCCATTCAATGGATAACTGGAGTTAATTTAAGTGGAGCAGGTCAATTAAGTTTTACTTTTAATGATGGTACTACTAGAATTATGCAAGATATAATTAGATGGATTTCAAATATATCTTTAGCTAATAATGGAGAATTAACAATTACTTATAATGATGGAACTACTCAATATGGTTTACCAACACTTCTATGGTTAGAAGGAATGTCTCTAAACTCATCAGGTACATTAACAGCATCTTATAATACTGGTCAAACTCAAAATTTAGGAACTCTTAGATCAATTAATAGTATATATTTAGATAGATAGGGCAATCTTCAATTTACTTATAATACTGGTGAAACTGAAACTGTTAGTAGTACGTTACGATGGATTTCAGATGTTTCAATAAATAATGGAGAAGATGAAAATCAAAAACTTCATATTACTTGGAATGATGGAACTTAGCAAGATATTGGTTCGCCAATTAATTATATTTTAAATATGGCAGTTAATAGTAATAATCATTTATTAGTAAGATATTCTGATCCAACTAAACGAGGATCTATTGTATATGATAATTATTCTGATTGGACGGATATTGGTTCAATTACTCAAGCCTATGACTATGATGCAGGAGACTCCGTTACTGGATTGACATGGACTGGTGTTGGAAAAGTTATTGATGATGGTACTAATACTAAAAAGATTCATTTAACAATTAATCCAGTTTATTTTATTAATAGTGGAGTAAATACAATTACAGTTACAGCAGGAACTTTAATGGGCAAAAATAGTACAGATACTATTAATTCTTTAAATTTAGCAACAACAGGTGTAACAACAGTAACAAATAGTTTAACTGGACTTCAATTTGTAATTGATAGCGGGATTGCAAGCAGTGGCGCGGCAAGCACTGATTTTATGAATATATCTATTACTAGTCTAGGAATGTCATTTAGTATCGCATATCCGCAAGGGTAATTAATATATGGCAGCTACTAATGGATTCTTTGGAAATTTACAAGGCCCATTTGCCGCAGATGAGGAATTATTTACAAAGATTCAATCAGAATGTAAAGATACTATTAAATATATATCTAAATTGGGAATTACATATGTTGGAAACTTTGATTTAGATTTAACAGGAGCAAGGTGGAAACAAACATTTGTGAGAATTAATGGAATTGAATTTCAGATAGGAATTACACGAATATTAGAATTATAGGATGTTAAAGTAACTTCCATTCAATTTGTCGAAGATACTGATGATTTAGTATATATTGATTATCAATATTATAAATTTGATGAAGATAACGCTTAATGAAACACCTCTCTTATATATAAATAAAAAATGGCGCGTAGATATTTAATCTACGCGCCATTTTTTAATTCTTCTGACATAATAAAAAAATCACTCCTTTTTATTTTATTATAACATTTTTTTGTTATTTTTTCAATAAAAAGGAGTGATAAATCTTTGTTTTTTATTTTAATCGTTTAAAGTGTTATTTAATTCCATTCAAACATAAACGGTTCTTGCTTTCTCAAAAATTCTTCTTTCTTTTTCCGCTCATACTCAAGTTGCTCTGGACATCCACAACAACTTGACCGTGTTTGCGCGTCACAACCTTTCTTGTTACAAGGCATCTCCGGGTCATATTGTTGTTTTTCATGCTTTGGTTTATACATGCTTCCTCCGTAATAGTGTTATTTTAAGTCATAGCCCTTAATTGGGGCATGGCTACTGATTGTACGGATACGGAAGTTCCTTCATTAAGCATCATCACACTTTTTTTAAGTGTCCATTTTATTCCCACCAACGGTAACCGTGTTTCCACGGTCGCCAACCGTCATACCAAACATGACAGCCTCCTGTCATGTAGAACAGCCCGAAGGCCGCTAAAAGCAAAAGTGCAATCATTCAAATGTGTCCTTTCGTATTTTGTAATTATATAATACCAAATCCGGGCGAATATACGATACCTTAGTTGGTTGCCTAATTAATATGACCAGTTCCTGTCCTGTCCTCTCCCTACTCTGACTGCGCTAATGGTGTGAGCATCATAATCAATACAAAAAACATCAAATGCCTGTTCCGAAACTGTTCCCACCTGTGCATTAAATCCATCATTTGTATAATACGCATCACATGTTGTTGCTATTGACAAAACACCGTTTGATACGTTACTGGCGTCACTGTGTGTATGTCCACTGATATGGCATATCAAGTCGCTTGTGGATGTAGAGAAATCAAACGTCCGGGAATAACTTGTAGAAAATTCTATCGTTACACTCGTTTTGTTGGCAAACGCCTCTAAAATTTTTTGAACATTTGCCATGTTTGCAACGTAGCTTGGCATCGATGCATCAGATGCTACATGCGAAAAAACAACGATCTTATAATTGCTTACTTCGTTCAAACGTTCAGCTAACCAGATAATCTGGTTAGGTCTGACACGAATAAGTCCATCGACTTCAGCAGACTCACTAATAGTAGATGGTTCGCATGAGTTTAATAGTATTAATCGAGATTTTGTTACATCATCATCAATGCAGTAATACCCACCCATCTGATTGCTGACATGCCATTTTTCTGAAGCTCTAAAGATTCCGTTATAGGTTTTACCCCATGTATACTTGTGCTTTGTACTGTCACTTTCGCTAACTTGGGTGTAAAAATCATGATTGCCACACATCGCATAAAATTGGTCGTGTCCGATATAACCCTCATAATCCAAAAGGGCATCGTATGAATTCTTAAGCTGCGCTTCACTTCCATACGCCAAAGCATAATCACCGCCACACACAACAAGTGAGCATGATGTCTGCTCCTGCACAGCCTTGAGCAACGCTTTACTATTCTGTGCATTTGCCCCGAAATGTAGATCTGTTATAAACTGGAAAACAATGCCATTAAGAAATGCAGACGCATTATTGATCGCGTCTATATGATTCTGTAGCCAATTATCGGCATAGTAGTAATCAGGGAGCATGTTACTATGAGACAGGTAATTATCTATATTTTTGATCGCATTTGCAATACCACACTGAATTGTCACGCAGTTTACGAATGCATCTATGTCTGCCAATTCAGCATTAATTCCTGTGCTTCTCCGAATTGAAATTCTATACACAGCGTTATTTGGAATCACAAAAGTAGATACCCAACCCGTACCCGATTCCGTAACACCACCATCAGTAGAGTAGAAAATATAAAGAATGAATCCCGATTTACATGTTACTGTAGTTTCTCCATCGGTTGTCATTAAAGCACTCGACACAATTTGATTTGAATTATTTGTTGCCATGACATACAAAGAATTCATGCCACCACGCACAAATCGAGCAGGGTCATATAAAGTTAATCCACTTTGTACGAAAAGTCCAAGAGCGTCTGTAGCGGAATCATTCTTCTTAACAGTACCATAGATTGATTTCGTAATATTAATCGTGGTTTCAAATGCTGATGCTGTAGATACTGCCCACACACAGAGATATGATGCAGTTGTCATCTCTGGGGTGACATATATTACTCGGTCAACATTGTCTGTGCCTAAATGCAACTGTAATACAAGCGATGAAGTGTTTAAGTTCTGTTCCGTTCGCAACTGTAACCTATATGTCACATCAGATGTGTTAGACGTAAAACTCAACCTAATCCTGTCACCAGCTGTCAGTGATATCGGGAAATAATTCACTTTGTTCGTCGGCGATGCACTGCCTGCATTTGAAAATGTGGCGTTTAATATCGTCGACAGGTCTAAAGCGCTCTTTAAATCACCAGTTTTTTTAGCATCTGCTGCTGCTCCCGATATTGTTAAACTACTATCTACAATAACAGCGCTACCAACAGGATCAACATTGTTATTTAACCAAGTTGAAACATCTTCATTTAATTGTGAAGCAACATAATTTTGTAATTGAGTTGCACTAATTTTTTCATTAAAAAGTTGACTAATCTGATCTTGAATAGTCCCTGTAACATCTACATCAATACTACCAAGAACATCTACTAATGTGTGGGTACTATCCCACTCGACATTTTCGGCAAGAGCACTAATTGGTATCTCATCAGAATAAGTACCGTCGTTATATTTAATCTTTATGGCGGTTAGTTTATCCATAAAATTTTTACCTATCCTTTCTTATTTATTTTTTTATATCTATATTAAAAAACAAAAAAATACCACAATTTTTTTGTTATATTATCAAAATTATAATAAACTACTTAATTTATTAAAAACTTTATTCGTTATATATACAATCTCTTCTCCATAAGTTGAAATTATATCTGCTATAATTTCTTCTTGCTCAAGAGTAAGAGAAACATTATAAGAAAACATTGCAGCATGGGTTATCTCATGACACAACACCTTTTTTAAAAGGTTACCAGTTAGCGTCTCATTTATATATATGGTTCTCGTTAAGTTGTCACAAGCTCCAATTGAATATTCTCCAGACATCCTCCGTAAAAGGGGGAAGTCTGGAGAAACGAATGCAAGTTTCCAATATATATTATTAATAAGAAACATTAAGCAATTTTACTTGCTAACATTGTCATCTTTTGATGCAATGTAGCTCTTTCTTCAGGAGACGCATCTTTTATCATTTCGGTTATATCACTAGAAAGTTCTTGCAAATATGCTTCTAATTCTTGAAGTTGTGAATTAGGATCATTATGCATTTCTTTACCTTCCATATACATGCGGCGACGCATTGGGCTTCTTCCTTCACGAGGGTCTCTTCTCATGACATTAGGAATCTAAGTATAGTAATTCATGCCACCGCGGTTTCCGCCATTACTCATATTAACACTAGTACCAGTAGATGCATCAGTCGGATAGTACATATAGCCACCTGTCCGCTCGGCATCTCTATAATCTGGATACATTTTATTATAATATGGAGTTGTATAATAATTTATATTAGTTTCTCCTTGATTTTTGGCTTCATCACTTTTTTCCATTGAATCAGTAATTGTACAATAATAAATAGCTTCTGCCAAATCTTTAATCATATCAACTGCTTCACCAAGTTCATGTGCATCAACTTTTGAAATATCTCCAAGCTGACCTTGCACACAACTCATAAGCTGTTCTTTCATCATTTTTAAAGCCTCTGTCGCCATATCCTTTTCCTCCTTATGCTATTCTCTTTACATCTAATGAAGCTTCGCGTCTCACTTGAATAGACGGAGTAGGCGTTGTAGTAGGATCATCTTCTGTTCCATCTACATACGCCCCAGACACAGTTACACAGCATCCACAAGGAACGGTTACAGAAACTGTAGTGCTTACATGCCAATATTCTTCTGCTGCGGCGGGGGTTACAATAGCAACGCTTTCTGGGATAACTGCCCCATTAAGTGTGATTCCTAATGCTATTGGAGTAACCGCACCACCTTCGGGAATCTGAATATTTCCTTGAAGAGTAACTTCATATCTTGCAAAACGATTAGAAGTGTTGCCATTTAAGTTAAGAACTCCTGAAACAAGAGGAACAACGTTCCCCTTATTGCATGGAATAGAAACACTATTAAACGGAATGGTGCCATTTAAAGCAACCAATGCATCCGCAGTTGTTACATAACGAGCCATAAGCAACCTCCTTATCAGTTAAAAAATGCGTTACCGCCGCATCCACAACCATTATTGTTGCAAGTAAAGATTGGAGTTCTACCATAAACAGGAGTTGTAGGCACTGGACATGTATTTAAACGATTGTAAAGTGCATCGACTTCATTTGAGAATCCTTGTGCAATAAATGCATTTTGAGCTGTCTGAGAAGCTGCTAAGTCTTTCATAGCAAGTTCTTGACGTAAGTTTGCAATAAGTTCATTCTTGGCGTCAATCTTATCTTGGCAAAGTTGATCTTTAATAGACTGAATGCCTCCATTAATTGTATTAAGTAGTGCCTGAGTATTAGCAATGCCCTGCGCAGTTACGTCTCTAAGAGCACCATCTACCGCAGCTCTGTCAGCACATGCTTCAGTCGCTACTGTATATTTTAAATCGGCGGTTGCCGCACGGTTTTCACAGCAACAATTCTGCTGATTCATAGCAATGGCATTTAACTGATTAGATAATCCAGTCTGAAGACCAAATAACTGATTCATATTAGCAATTTGTCTAGCATTTTCACCAATTTCGGCCTGGGCAAACCCAT